CTTGGCTGAAGTCAAGGCGTGGATGGAACATCAAGCCTACTACCTAACTGAAGCTTCAGTTGAACTTGCTAAAGAACGTGGTCGTTGCGAAGGTAGTGATAAGACACGCTACGGACAAGGGGTATTTCCATGGGAACTACGTGCTAATGGTGTTAATGAATTAGCAGACTTTGCTCCGGAACTAGACTGGGAAACACTACGTACTAATATGAAAGAACATGGTGTTCGTAATGCTACGCAAATGGCAGTTGCTCCGGTTGAGTCAAGTAGTGTTGTTATCAATAGTACAAATGGTATTGAAATGCCAATGAGTTTAATTAGTGTTAAAGAATCAAAAGCAGGATCGTTTGTACAGGTTGTTCCTGAGTATGCTAAGTTAAAGAACAAGTATCAACTCATGTGGGAACAGAAAGACTGCGATGGCTACATTAAAACCGCAGCCGTTATTGCAGCCTACACTGATCAATCAATCAGTACTAATACATTCTACAATCCTGCACACTTTGCAGATCGTAAAGTGCCAACTACACTAATTGCCAAAAACTTGATGCAGGCACACGTATGGGGATTGAAAACATTCTACTACAGCTTGATCAACAAACAAGGTAGCAAGGCCGTTGCAGAAGATGCACCAACCATGTTAGAACCTATTAACTTTGACAATGAAGAAGATTGCGAGGCATGTAAGTTATAATGTTAGAAACTATATGTGACATAATGGTAGACGCTTACAAGCGTAATTGGATCACCAGTCGTGATGGTAATGTCAGCATACGACATCATGACCGTGACCACTTTTATATTACCCCCAGTGGTGTGCGTAAACAAACACTACAACCAGACCAGTTTAAAAAGATTGGTATTGAGAAAGGTTACTATGATCAACCTCCTCGACTGTATCATGCAATTAAAGAGTTAGAGTACACTGAGATCAGCGCCAACCTAAGGCCCAGTGGAGAACTACCGCTGCACTTTGGTCTACAACGTGAAATGGGACAGCACACTGGGGAAGTTCGTGTGGTGGTACATGTTCACCCCACCTACTGTATTGCGGCCATGCATGCCGGTATTGATTTGAGTACTGTGAGTGCAGCCTTTCCAGAACTCAATCGCTATACCAAGGTAGCACCCAACGTAGGTGATGTGCCTCCGATCAGCCAAGAACTTGCGGATCAGTGTCACAAGATGTTACAATTAGACGACGCTGGTAATATTGCCTATGACATTGTGGGTATCAAAGGACATGGAGTTGTTGCTATTGATACTACACCATGGCGTGCCTATGAACACATTGAACGACTAGAACATATTTGCAAGATAGTACTTGCAAGTGGAAAATATTAAATTTAAAATTCACACAGAGAGACACCAAATGATGAAATTTTTTACTAGAGGTATTGAAACACTTCGACAACCAGATCGTAATCCCAGATGTTATGAAATGTCTGATGAGGATAAATTAGCTAAGATTCGCGAATGGAACGCTCGCAATGTTTGGAACACTCCTGAACTTGCCGAAGAAGATAAAGACACATATTACGGAGCATAAACATGGCCAGTAATGAAATTATTGCTATCGTACTTATGATAACTGTAGTAGTAGTTGTGCTATGGGATATGTATAAAAATAAGGATAAGCAATGAGCAAACAACAATACAATTTAACAACAAAGACAGATTACCTAAGCCGTAAGATGTTTCTGGATCCAGCGGGACCGGTTACCATTCAACGTTTTGAAGAAGTTAAATACAAGAAGATTGCAGACTTCGACGCCACAGCCCGTGGCTTCTTTTGGCAACCAGAAGAGATTAGTCTTACCAAAGACGCTAACGACTTCAAAGACGCTAGCGATGCTGTGAAACATATTTTCACCAGTAACTTGCTACGTCAGACAGCACTTGATAGTTTGCAAGGTCGTGGACCAACACAGGTATTCACCCCTGTTTGTAGTTTGCCAGAAGTCGAAGCCTTGATGTACAACTGGGGTTTCTTTGAAACCAACATCCATTCAAAGAGTTACAGTCACATTATCCGCAACATCTACAATGTGCCCAAGGATGTGTTTAACACTATCCACGACACTAAAGAAATTGTAGACATGGCCAGTTCAGTAGGCAACTACTACGACAAGTTGCATCGAATTAACTGTATGAAAGAAATGGACGGATCAGTTAATGAGAAAGAACACGTTAAAGCAATTTGGTTAGCACTGCATGCCAGCTATGCGCTAGAAGCCTTCCGCTTTATGGTGTCATTTGCTACAAGTTTGGCAATGGTAGAGAACAAGATCTTCATCGGCAACGGTAATATCATTAGCCTAATTCTACAAGACGAGTTATTGCACAAAGGTTGGACAGCCTATATGATCAATCAAGTTATCAAAGAAGATCCTCGTTTCGTTGAAGCTAAAGCTGAGTGTGAACAAGAAGTGTATCAACTATACATGGATGTAATACGTGAGGAAAAAGATTGGGCCAACTACCTGTTTAAGATGGGACCAGTTATTGGACTCAACGCAAACATCCTACGTGACTTTGTGGACTACACCGCAGTGGATGCACTAAAACAAATTGGTATTAAGTATCAAGCAAGTGCTCCTAAATCAACCCCAATTCCTTGGTTTAACAAGCACACTGATACCAGCAAGAAACAAACAGCACTACAAGAAAATGAATCAACTAATTATGTCATCGGAGTTATGGGTGAAGGTGTTGACTATGATGCCCTGCCTGTGCTATAATAAGACATTGGAGAAATTATGACAAACCCAGTTATTGTATGGTCAAAGTACCATTGCCCCTATTGCGATCAAGCCAAAGCATTATTAACACAACAAGGTGTTAAGTTTGAAGAACGTAAAATCGGAGATGGATATACCAAAGAAGAATTGTTAGAAGCAGTGCCAAATGCTCGAACAGTTCCACAGATTATCATTAATGGAGCATCTATTGGTGGCTTTACAGAATTAAGAAAATATATCGACGAAACCGGATTCAACGGTACCGGATACTAAAAAGGAAACTAAAAATGTTAATCAATAAAGGCGTAGCAGCAGGCGAAGTTATTACACTGAAACTCACAAGTGGTGAAGAGATTGTAGCAAAACTAGCAGAAGAAACAGATGCTTACTATAAACTAAGTAAGCCTATGGTCATTGGTATGGGACAAAAAGGTCCTGGACTAATGCCATATTTGTTTACAGTTAGTCCCAATACCGATGTTAGACTACAAAAGTCTACAGTAACAGTAGCAGAAGCAACTGACGAAGCATTTGCCAAACAGTTCCTTGAGTCAACTACTGGAATTGCTCTAGCCTAACATCATGCACAAGTTTGTAATAAAACGTAATGGTGTTTTAGAAACTTACACACAATACGAAGACATACCAGACGACTTCGATCATGTAATCGAGTTCATTCCGGAAATTCCAGATGGGCCACACTCAGACGAAGAGCATGATGAATTAGCAAAATGGAATGATCGATTACAAGAATTAATGAGGAAAGAATATGCCCGCAGTAACAAGAATAGGTGATGCAGACGTAGCACATTGTAGCGGAATGACTAGAGCTGTTGGCTCTGGTAACGTATTTGCTAATAATATTGCTATTAGCCGACAGACTGATGTAAACACTGGACATTTACTCCCAGGTGGCAGAAGTTGCGGATCACATGCCGCACCAATTACTACAGGATCTCCTACAGTTTTTGTAAACAACTTAGGTTGCGGCAGAGTAGGAGATGCTATTACTGCCTGCACTAGCGTGGCTGCTGGATCTCCAAACGTGTTTGCAAATTCATAATATAATACTGCTGTTAGAAAACCGTAATGTTACATATTAATAACAGTTTTCAAAACTGGGTAGATTATTTGTTAATAAACGAACAATCGCCGGAGCAAGCACAACAGTACAAATGGTCAAAAGCAGAATGTAAAAAAATAATAACATCTAGCGAATATTTGCCTAATGCCCCGGCATATGTTAACGACACAGCAACGATTGATTTATCTTTCAGAAAAGTTAATCGATGGCGTATTCCAAACGATCAATTACACAATTGGATTTATAAAAAGATTTATGAGACATTACTAACTGCTAATAGAGATTTTTGGAATTTAGATATAGATTTAATAGAAACTGTTGAGTTGTTACATTACTCATTTAATCCAGATACCGATTGTCAAGATCATTACAATAAGCACAGTGATTTCGGGCCCGGCACTTCCACAAGAAAATTATCATATTCTGCATTGTTGTCGGATGCATCCGAGTTTGATAACGGAGATTTAATATTTTATCTTGGAACAGATATAACCCTACCTAGAGAGCAAGGGCAAGTTGTAGTTTTTCCATCATTAACTTTTCATGAAGTTACTCCTATAACACGTGGCGACAGATGGTCTCTGGTTACATGGATTTGCGGCCGACCCTTAAAATAAAAGATCAAGGACACAATCAATGAACATTTATCTAGACATGGACGACGTGGTTGCCGATTGGATGCCAGCAGCTCGAGCTATTGTTGATCGTAACTGGAACTACG